GAAGGAGAGACTATCACCCAGGATGGTGTGGCTACCTACGTGAAGACCCCGGTTGATTCCACGAGTGTAACCAACGGAGATCTTACCGCAGGTGCTGTTATTACGGAGGCTCCGTTCATAGGCTGGCGTTTACTGGCCGACACCGAGGGTAATCCAGGCTTTACCACATCCAGTCCTTTAACCGTAGGCGGGGGAGCATAACATGTCTAATTACGATACCGCATTTTCTGACAAACTGGCTTCAGCGTTGAAGGACGCTGTAGCCGAATTTAACTGTAGCAAGGACCCGAGTAAGGCCGTGGCGAAGACCGCTGAGGACTACGGGTTCGGGGCATCAGGCACACGCCGGCTCTTAGAAAGTTTTAACCGTGCACGTACCATCTATCATTTTGAGACTGCGGGGGATAACAAGGAGGCCGAGTTTGATTTGGCTGAACCCGACAAGGTATTTAAAGCTATGTATACCCCGAAGACAGCGGCTCCAGTATGCGATAGCGTTAAAGCCGCGAGCTATATGGCTGACTCTTACTCTGTACCGGACCTTGACTACACTATCGTCCCTGAACCCTACGTTAAGGTAGCGGAAGTCGTGGATCCCACAATGGAACAGCACAAGCACTATCTCAAGCTAGCCAGCGTCCAATCCGGACTGCGCCGGAGCATCGACATGTCGTGCGATGCTATCGGTATTGAGCTACATAACTTTGATCGCTGTATTACCAAGGTAGCCTCGGATATCATTGCAGAGTCCAAGAACGTCGAGGCTATCCAAGCCAAGGTCGCAGCTATCAAAGAGGCTTGCTTCCGTGAGGGTATTGAGAAGATAGCGGAGAAACTCGAGGAGAAGCTCGGCCCGGCCTACATTAACAAGGAAGCCGAGGCGCCTAAGTTCCCACGGGTTATGGACACACGCCCGTATCAATCCCACCTCAACCTCATGAAGGTGGCAGCTACAAGCCTAGCCAATTTTGCAGAGGCCACCGCTATCAAGCAGGCTATGATTGATGAACTGGGAAGCGTTAACAGTTTGATTTTAGGCCTGGCCCGGCCTGACGAAGTAAAGGTAGCGGAAACCGGAGTATCAAGTTTTTTTAGTAAAAGGGCCGGCCTCTACGAAGCTGGTCCTATGAAGATCGACGTAGCCCGGGCCGCTTCAGGTGGAGCCAACAACGCCTTCAAGAACGTAGGCAAAGAGCTTAACAACGTACACCGTCAGCTTCTGTTACAGGACATCATGCTTACCGATCCCGTCCTGTCCAAGGCCGATCCTAACACCGTGCTTAGCGCATACCAGAACGTTTTGAACCTGTCACCTGAGATAGCCAACCAGCGCGCTACTGTTATCCCAATACTACGCCAGTCCATTAACGCACCTGATGCCTTTAGTCCGTACGACGCGTTACAGATGGCTAAGCTTGACCGGGCTATGAAGGTTAACTCAGGCCGGGCCGCACCGCCGGCCAAAGAAGAAGAATAAGGAGATTTCAGATGCCGAAGATGTCTAAAGAGGGGCAGCTTGCTTTTAACGACCTTATGGGTAAGTTTACCAAGGCCGTACCAAACATTCAGGCCCAGAAGATAATAGGCTACGGCCTAGGTGGTGCAGCCGCTGGTGCCTTAGGCTTAGGTGGAGCTGCCTGGCTTAGGGAGAAAGATAAGGATGAGGACGAGCGTGCATCTGTTCTACTTCCTATGCTAGCTGGCGCTATAGGCGGCGGTACATCCGGTGCAGCGCTAGGCTGGAACCTTGGTAACCCTAATGGCCCTACTACAGGTCAGAAGGATCTGGATGTACCTACTACACAGGCGGCGCGCGATGCTATAGCTAAAGTTTTAGAAGCTAAGCGTCTAGCACACGCCAACCACCCCTGGACCAAGGTTAAGGATTTCTTAGGGGACAATAAGCTAAGCACGGGTATTGCGGCATTAGGGGGAACTCACGCACTAACGAAAGCGCCAGCTGGACTTAGACGAGCTGCTGCAGAGGCCCACCACAATTACCGAAAGAGTAATCCATTTAAGTTTGATTTTAATAGTGGGGTTAACGGTATAAACCCATCCAGAGTATTGAGCAAAGATTTGGCGTCCGTGCAGAAAGAGTTGTCTTTGATAAATCCAGCATCTAGTACTGTGGGTGTAGGAAACAAACTAGATGACCTAATAAGGAAACACACAGACCCCTCCGATCCCATGTTTAAAGCACTTCACGCACTTAAAGACAAGCACAGCGCTGCATATGCCGCACACAAGACAAACATACGTCAGGCCAGGCCTACGTTGGGTGCTAAGGTACGTGGCGGATTAAAGGCAGGTAGGGGTAGCTGGATTGGTACGGGGGTTGGCATTCTTGGTGATATTATATACCGTAAGTTTACGGGTGAGGACGCAGCACCAGCTGCAGAAACGAAGTAAATATGGTTAAAGTAGTTATACCGCAGAGCTGGGATGGAATTGGTGAAGTACAGGCCAGCATGGTCTTCGACACCAGTGCACTAACGAAGGTGGCTAACACCATATTCGGCGCTGACTATTCAGAGCTTAAGCCGGATAAGGATCACGTTGGTATCCACCTTGTAGCCCTAGGCGACTACGAGCACTTCGGGCTTAACCGCAACTTCGACGGATTTAGCAAGCAGGCGTGTACAGAATTTACACCTACCTTTGTTGAGTTAGGTAAATGCTTCGAGCACCACAAGAACGGAGACCCTAAGGTAAACGTAGGCGAGATAAAGCGCGCTGCCTATAACGAGAAGATGGGCAGGGTAGAGTTGTTCGTACACGCACACAAAGAGCGTGCGGCCAAGCATCTGGAGCGTCTGGAGAAGGAGGGCTCGGTACCTGTATCCATGGCATGCCGCGTTGACTATGATACCTGTAACGTCTGTGGGGCACGCCGGAAGAACCGGCATGACGATACCACATGTGATCACCTTCGTTACCAGTTCGGTAAAGAGGCGGAGGATGGAACGGTTATCGGAACTATGAACCCGGAGCCTAAGTGGTTTGATATATCTTTCGTAACCAAGCCAGCTGACCGCATCGCATGGGATCTTAAGAAGGTCGCATCGGAGACGGACAAGAATGAGTATTTCCATAAGTGGGCAGAGGACCTGGAGTCCGGCCTTACTGTACCAGCACATGTGCTTATGAGTACTGAGGTGGCTAGGCAGAAGCTGGCGTGTGCCCGCAGGCTGTTAGACGCTGAGCGGTATATCAGTAGTAATGCCGCTAGTAAAACAGCTAGAGACTATATCGAGCTTCTCAAGCAGGCAGCTAGTGCGGACATTAGTGTGGCAGATATTGAGGCACTACGTAACTTAGCTCCTGAGGTTGTGTTTGCTAAACTGGCCCAGGCTAACGTGGTAATGACCCCGAGAAGTTTCTTACAGTATGTGTTCGGTGGAGACTACGGCACTGTAGCCAAGTATGCTGAGCAGGTTATTCAGAAGTGCGCTGAGGCTGTGGCCAATGTGCTAAAAGACCCAGTAAATGCGTGTACAAACACACGTTATGATATTATACCTGTTAAAGGGGATATACCTGCAAACCTGCGTGACAGCGTAGCAAAGACAGCCGCCGTAGACTCTAGTTCGGTGAATAACCGTATCATTTTTACGGAAGTTGTTCCAGTCAAGAAGATTATGCTTGACAAAACGGCATCTTTTAGCGTAGAGTACGCGTCATCAATCGCCGCATTAGCTAGCGAGTACGTGGCTTACAAAGTCGCTGCTCTCAATGCGATTACCAAAAACGTTACATCACAAAAAGAACAGGATTCTGTATTCGCTGTGGCGGCGGCTCAGAACCTTTACAGGAGATAACCGAATTATGCGTACCACACTGAACAGCGTCATGAGTGATTGGAAGAAGTTTGCGGAAGATTCTAAGAAGGCTAGTGAGCAAGAGCGTCTAGCGGGTAAGACCATCCCCGGCGGAGAGCGCAACAGCACACAGGAAGTACCGGCAGGCGACCCGTTGGTCAAGGATACCGAAGTAGCACCGGCAGCTAATCGCGAGAACACCCCTGGAGCCGAAAGCGCGTGTCCAGCACCGGGCGTTGAAGTGATCCAACCTACCGAAGGCTCTGGCGTTGCAGTCGCGGATAAACCACTGGTGGACCCCTCACCTTCCTTGGATAAGCAGGCAGAGACATCCCGCGTGGCAGATTTGGCTAACGCTATTGTGGCAGGGATTTATAAGCACAACGTTAAGCAGGCGGAAGAGGCAAAGAACAAGGACGCTAAGGTACCTGAGGTTAAGTCCGAAGGTCCTAAGACGAAGGAGTCCAAACCGGTTGTGGCCACGGCTACCTCGAGTACGGCCCCCGCCATTATCCCCGAAGCAGCCTCCGATAAGGCAGCGAATGTTTTGAATATGGAGTTGACCACGGAGGTGCTGGCAAAGATTGCGGCTATCGTGTGTTCAACGGAAGACGGTGCTGCGTTTGTGCAGGCTAAGCTGGATGCAGCTATGGGCGCCGAGAAGACAGCCATGATTAACGGCTATATGGACAACCAGGCAGTTGCCTATAATGAGAAGATGGCGCAAGCACAGGCGGAGTACGATGCCGGTGTTAAGTATGCCGAAGCGCTTATCAACGATCCGATGTTTAAGTTGGGCCAGCAGATGGGTATGGAAAGCCTTGGGATGTCTCCTGAAGGTATGCCGCCCGCAGGCCCCGAAGGTATGCCGCCCGCAGGCCCCGAAGGTATGCCACCCGAAGGTGGACTGCCCCCGGAAGCTATAGCAGAGCCCGGGATGCCCGGCGAAGGCGGAGCAGGCGAAGACATTACCCCTGAAGATATTATCGCCGCGCTGCAGGAGATGGTCAGCTCGGGTGAGATCGACGAACAGACGGCTACCCAGCTCGTAGGCGAGATTATGGGCGGTGGTGAGGCAGGCGGAGCGCCAGTTGACGGCGGGGCACCGGAAGGTGGAGCTCCGGCTCCGGCACCTGAAGGTTCTCCGGTTCCGGAAACACCGGCACCCGCAGAAGCACCCACGGCTGGACATGAGGCCTCCGAGTCTCCTGCTAAGGAGAAGAAGGAAGAGGGCGAGGCCAGCGAGGGTGAAGCCGAGTCCAAGGAGAAGGAAGCTGCGTTAAAGGTCTTTAGCGCGATGTTCAAGAAGGCCCAAGCTTCCCGCAAGTAATTTTTAAAGAAAGAAGCAATGACACCACAAATTCAAGAAGACGTACTTAACTACGTAGAAAAGACTCAGGCGGTCCTCGAAAAGACCGCCGAGGCTAAGCGTACGTATGACGCGCGTATTCCGGCTGTGGTAGATCAGCTTATTGCATCGACGCTGGTACCGGAAGAGAACCGCGAAAAGCTTGCGGAATCTCTCAAGGATCCGGCCAATGCACTGGACTGTATCGTTACTATTGCTAAGCTGGCTAACCAGGACATGAGTCTTGGGGTGTCGGTTGATAAACCAACTTCCTCTAAACCTATGGACGCTTTTCAGCGCTGGATTTTGTTAGGTAGCCCTAACGCAGTCTAGAGCCGAGCGGGGTTTAGTTGAATACTGAAACAAGAAAATAAGGAGTAGATTATGGCATACACACCTGGTGTTTTTGACATCTTGAAGGGTGCATACCTGTCGCCGGGAGCCGTTGATAAAACGTTGCCTACAGAGGTTGCGTTGAATCGTGGTGATCTCGTCGTGGAGTCCGGGGGCAAGTGGATTGTCGCCACCGGCGGTATTAAGACTGCTAACGTTTATGCAGTTCTGACGCCTACTGATAAGGTTGCGTCATTTGCGGGTTCCGCTTTTGGTAAAGAGGGAACGACTGGTGCGGTTGGTGGTTTGGGTATTGTGAATCTTCGTAGCGGCGGTGTTCAAGCACCTATCGGTACTGAGCGCGCAGACTCAGCGGGTTCCACTATTGTTGCTGGTAACTATGTAGTTACGGCGTATCCGTTGAATGTTCCCGGCGAGTTCCGCATCAGCGTAGCATCCAACTCCACACTGGCAGTTGGCGATAACCTGATGGCAGCTTCGGGGGTATTTGTGGATGACACGAGTGATGCCGGGAAGTTCGTCGTTACTGGCGCGGCTACCGACGTTTACCACAACAACAAGACGGTGAAGACCGACGCTAATGGCGCCATCCTCCGTCAAGGCGGACCTGTCCGTACAATCACGTTCAAGTACGTGGCATAAGGAGACTAAGTAAATGACTACAAAAGAAGCCGCATTTAACAGCTCAGTCGTTGCAGCTCTCGAGCGTAACGAAGTGAAGCAAGCTCAGGACGCGACGCAGTCGTTTACCCGCACGGGTATTTACGAAGCCTCCTTCCTCGGTAAGATTCTGCCGAAGGAAACAGTTACGGATTCCGAACTGTTGCCTACGATGGATGAGTCGCTGGCGATGATGTACGAAAAGCAACCGCAATCCGCTGCCGCTAAGTGGGTTCCGTTCGGCACGATGCCGGAAGGTAAGTACATCACCACGTCGAAGTATATTATCCCCGCAGCTAAGTTGCAGACGGACGAGCTGGTGAAGGATATCGACGAGCTCCGTACGACCAAGATGCCGGTTCAGTCCTTCCTGGCTGACGACATGATTCGGCGTAGCGTTGAGATGGTGGACGGTAAGTTCATCGGCCTGGTCAATCAGGTGCTTGATGACTCCGACTCAAACGGCATCCAGAATGAGACCGGCAAACGCCAGATCATCTCGTTCGCGGACTCCCTGAATCGTGTTACCTGGGCTGACGCTAAGAAGCTGATGTATCAGGGCTCGACCAAGGCGGGCATGCAGCATATGTATCGTCTTCGTACCTCGTGTGCGATTATGAACGAAGCTACGGCCCAAGAGTGGACGAAGCTTGACCGTACCCAGTACGGCGGTGACGGCGCGCAGAAGTCGCTGGAAGAGGGCCTGACTCAGGACTCCTTCGGTGGCGTGAAGCTCATCTACACGTTGAAGGACAACATCATCCCGGACAACTGGGTGTACTTCTTCACGAGCCCCGAATTTTTGGGGCATTACTTCGAGATCCGCGGCTGGACGACCTTCATGGAACTCCGTGCCACGACTCTGAAGTTCTTCTCGCACTGGTTGGGTGGCTGCGGACTCGGCAACATTGCCGGCGTTACGCTCGCCAAGTTCAATCAGTAAGAGATAGACTGAGAAGCGATCACAAACAGGGGGCAGGGGCAGACGCCCTGCCCCCTTTTTCAATAAGGTCAATAACATGCAAGAAGCCGCACAGGGTAATAACCAGCAAGTCAACGAGGTAATGATACGGCTATGGTTACGTGACCAGAACCCAGACCTCAACTACCTGATCAAGGATCTGGAATTTTCTTCTGATGAGATAAAGATGGCACTAATGATGTGCCAAGACTACTGGAACGAAACGCCTCCGTTTATTGGCGTGTTTTCTCCTAGTTCCTCACCTTTCCGATACCATCTTTTAATGGGCACATCGGCACAACTATTTTTTATTGCAGCCAATCGCTACCGCCGTAATGCTCTGCCTATGAATGCCGGCGGTGTTAGCATAGACGATCAGAACAAGTTCGCCCAGTATGATGCCGCGGGGCAGAAGCTTTGGGATTTGTACAGGCAATGGGTCAAAGACAGCAAGCTGGCCCAGAACATTAGCATGTGCTGGGGGTACGCATAATGAATAGGGCCCGGCCTAGCATAACGCTTACACGTATAGCAGGCTTCAACCCCGGCTATAACTTTGCGTGGACGGTAGACCCTGCTTTCCGCGCCTCAGGTACCCGCACATATTGCATCGAAGAGAGTAACGACCGCACCGGCCCATGGACGCAGATATCACCAGACCTAACACTAGTATCCGTGTGGTGTGAGGATAAGCGCCGCATTATCAATCGAGACGAGCAGCGCTTTTTCCGTGTCAAGATGGCGGTAGGTAACAAGACCGAGTACTCACCTACCATAGGCGATTGCAACCCGGATGATATACGCCGTATCAATCTAATTACAGAACTGTTCCGCAGGGAGACCTTACAATCCTCTACCCACACCGGTGTACCTGGAACCGTGTATCTTAGGAACCGTGAAGGCGTACCGTGCACTACCTGTCTTGATCCCATTGTAGGTAACTCTATACTAG